AATCACCATCCCTGGAAATGTTTCAATCACTGGCGCTCTGACGGTGACGGGAACATTTACCTCAACGCAAAACCTTGCCCTAATTGTCGCTCTAAGCTGATATGGCCAATACTTTTAAGATTGATACTAAATCAAGTTTGGTTACAGATGCGACAAGTAGTTCTACTACAAATGTGCTGTCGGCTGGAGCTTCGGCTACACTCATTCTTTTAAGTGTTTTGGTCTCTAATAAAACTGGTTCAAGTGCAAACGTTGATTTATTTTTGGTGACAAACACTGGTGACGATATCTTTTTAATTCGTAATGCTCCAGTGCCTTCGGGCGGATCACTCGAGTTAATCAGTGGTAGTAAAGTCATCATGGAATCAAGCGATGTTTTACGTGCCCGAGCAGATACAGCTACTGCTTTAGATATCTCTGTAAGTTATCTTGAGCAGACACCGTAAGGAGATTAAGTTGTGGCATTAACCAAGACTGAGGTTTCTGTTTTAGCTGATAATGTATTCAGTAATACCGGCTCATCAAAAAACAGGTTGATGAATGGTGATTATTCAGTAGCGCAACGTGGAGCCAGTTTCACAAGCACCGGTGGTGCAAATAATGACGATACTTACGTGCTTGATCGTTGGTATGTTTTAAGTGATGGTAATGATGTCATTGATGTTACGCAGGAGACATCAACTGTACCAACAAATCAGAAATTTGCAGTTGCTCTCGATGTCGAGACTGTAAACAAAAAGTTTGGTATTGCACAAATTATAGAAAATATTAATTGTATTGGCTTGATTGGGGGGAATGTCACTTTAAGTTTTAAGGCAAAAGTAAGTTCAACTACAAAACTCGATAATGTCAAAGCAGCTGTTGTTGCTTGGTCAGGCACCGCTGACGCTGTCACCAGCGATATCATTAGTGCATGGAATGTGGAGGGCACAAATCCTACTTTAATTGCAAATGCAACTTACGAAAATACGCCAACAAATCTTAATTTGACGACAAGTTATGCTACATATACAGTAACAGGTAACGTTGACACTGCAAGCACAAAAAATATCATTGTGTTTGTGTGGTCAGATGTTACCGATACAACATTAGGTGACTTTCTATTTATTACAGATGTACAGCTTGAATCTGGTACCGCCTCAACGCCTTATGAACGACGGAGTTTAGGCAATGAGTTGTCCCTGTGCCAAAGATATTACTATCGTTCTGTTGCAAATGTTTCGACTGGTAGATTTGGATCTTCTTTTAACACCACGACAACCGCAGGCTTGGCATTTGTCAATTATCCAGTTGTGATGCGATCATCGCCAACTGCTTTAGAGATATCTGGTGTTTTTTCTGATTATGCGGTGGCTCATCAAGCATCATCGACTGTATGCAGTGCTGTACCAACTTTTTCATCAGCTAATACGCAGGGTGCTGTTGTGGGTTTCACCGTGGCTTCTGGACTGACCGCTGGGGATGGTAGTCAATTCACAAGCGCATCAGGTGTTACAACAGCTTTTCTTGGATGGAGTGCTGAATTATGATTTATCAAGAACTTCCAAAACAGAATAATGGTGATCGTCAGATTTATGCACGCATTGATGATGATGGTATTTGCCGTTTGACTTGCACCTCTGACCACCTTGATTTTTTACGCTGGCTTGAAGAGGGTAACCTACCACTAGCTCCAGAGAAAAATGATAACCCCTGGGGCGTCATTCGTGATAGACGTGATCTTTTGCTTCGTAATAGCGATTGGACCATGACACCAGGGGCATCTATTGATCAATCACAATGGGCTGTTTATCGGCAGATACTTCGTGATCTTCCACAGACTTTTTCCCAATCCGGCCCTGAATCTATAATTTGGCCTACCGAACCATCTACAGCTGGCCCTAATACTGACACTGTAGAATAAATAATAATAGAGCTCAGAGAAGAAAATTGGCTTACATCGGCAATGATCCTAAGGTCGCTTTTCCAAACTATAAAAATATTGATGATATCAGCGGTTCTTTCAACAGCTCAACGACTTCATTTGCATTATTAGTCAGCGGAGCAGCGCCCTCTCCGCTCCCTTTAAATTCTCAACAATGCCTGATTTCAGTCGGCGGTGTTTTACAAAGACCTGATGACACAGGGTCAGAAGGTTTTCGTCTGAGCGGTGGCAACATTGTTTTTAGCTCTGCTCCGGCCACGGGCGCTGATTTTTTTGGTGTCATCTTGGCTGGCGCTGATTATGTAAATGTTGGCGCAAATTTTCCGGATGGAAGCGCAGCGGTACCGAGTATTACATTTTCGGATGACAGTGATACCGGATTTTTTCGTAGCAGCTCTGGCGCAGTTTCTTTTAGCAGTAATGCAGTATCCTCTGCAATTTTTGGTGCCAACTCGTTTACTGCACCTAGTTTTATACCAACTTCGAGTAGCGTTCCTACCAATGGTATTTTTCTACCCTCAGCTAATACAGTTTCAATAAGCACCAACAGTACTGAAAGATTCAAAATTAACGGTACCGGAGAGGCCACTGTTTTAGGTGGGAATCTGACTCTCAATGCACAGGGCGATCTGCGTTTTGCTGATTCGGATTCGTCAAACTTTATTGCGTTACAGGCACCGGCAACAATCTCTAGCAACGTGACGCTGACGCTGCCTTCTGCGGATGGCAGTAACGGTCAGGTTCTAACGACGAACGGCTCTGGCACGCTGAGCTTCACCACGCCTGCAGCTACAAGTGACAAAATTACTGAAGGTAACACTGAGGCAGAGGTAGTAGATACTGGCTCCAATGGACATTTCAAAGTCACTACAGAAGGGACTGAAAGATTCAGAATCAATAGCTCAGGAAATTGTGGGATTGGTACTGCGAGTCCTGCGACAACTTTAGATGTTAATGGCGACGTAACCATCACCGACAAGATCATTCACAGCGGCGACACCAATACCGCAATTCGATTCCCTGCCGCCGACACGGTTTCAATCGAAACAAACAGTCTTGAACGCGCCCGCATCGCCTCCGATGGCAGGGTTTTAATTGGTACTTCTACGAGCGTAGCCACGGGTGGATCGCCTGCCACAACGCAAATCTTTTCAAATAGCACAGGTGAATTTCTAGGTTTGCACCTAGGCTATTCCGCAAATGCTGCTAGTCCAATCCTTACTTTAAGCAAATCAAGAAATAACACATACGGGTCGTATACGATTGTTCAAAATAACGACGGTTTAGGCAGGATTTTCTTTGCCGGAGATGACGGAACAGATTACAACACGGTTGGGGCAAGTATTGAAGCCCAGGTAGACGGCACCCCTGGCGCTAATGACATGCCAGGAAGGCTAGTGTTCTCGACTACCGCCGACGGGGCGGCTTCTCCGACGGAGCGGATGAGAATTGCAAATACTGGTCAAGTATTGGTCAATACTACATCGACTCTTCCCCATTTTATATTTAACCTTAGAGCTAATTCCGATGGCACATACAACCCAATGGTTATCCAAGAGGATGCCGCCAGCGGAAGTCCAGCAAGACAAGCTATAAATTTTTACAGAACTTCCGCCAGTGCTTCAGTAGGCAACATTTCAACAACAAATTCGGCAACTTCTTACAATACCTCTTCGGACTATCGGCTTAAAATAAATGTTGTCCCAGTAATAGACGGCATTGCACGGTTGCAACAACTTAAACCCAGTCGTTTTAACTTTATTGCGTCGCCGAATTGTGTTGTTGATGGCTTCCTCGCTCACGAAGTGCAGACCGTCGTCCCCGAAGCAATCACTGGCGAAAAAGATGCAGTTGATGGCGAAGGCAACCCCGTCTATCAAGGCATCGACCAGTCCAAGCTGGTGCCCCTGCTGACGGCTGCACTGCAGGAAGCTGTTGCCAAGATCGAAAGTCTTGAGGCTCGCTTAACTGCGGCAGGCATCTAAGTCCCCTTCACTAGAAACCAATGACAAACTGGCTGTGGCGATCAATCGTGGGTACCGCTGCAGCCATCATGGTCGTATCCACCTTTCAGTGGGCGGCATGTCGTTTCTACGTCCTGCCGACCGTCTGGCCGTGGTACGCCAAATATAAAGGCACTCCAGAAAGTGATAAAATTGACCCAGCTCCAATGGGCTGTACAGACGTTGATTCTCGCACCATCACAGTCATGATGGGGGTGCTCACAACATTAATCAGTTTATCTCGTAATGCAGAATAGATCTGCTACTTTGAGATAAGCAGCTCTATTTCAATGAAAGTTTCAAAGACCGGAATCAAACTCATAAAAACTTTTGAGGGTTTGCGTCTTGAAAGCTATCGTTGTCCAGCCGGAGTTCTCACAATCGGTTATGGACACACCGGTAATGTTTTGGCAAAACAAAAGATTAGTGAAAAATTAGCTGAGGGCTTTCTAAAGCAAGATCTCATAAAATTTGAAAAAGCTGTTCTGTCATACATCAAAATTGATTTGAATCAAAATCAATTTGACGCTTTGGTATCTTTTAGTTTTAACGTTGGTACAGGGGCTTTCAAAAATTCAACACTCGTTAAACGCATTAATTCTGGAGACAACCCTAATATTGTCGCTGCTGAGGAGTTGCCCAAATGGAATAAGGGTGATGGAAAAGTTTTACAGGGATTAACAAGGCGCAGAGCAG